TCTTACCTTGCACATAAAAGGTTCGAGATGACGGTTACACCGGAATAAAAAAAGTTCGGGTCGAAGATCCAAAAACCTAATAAGGTTGAGAATCAGGATGCCCGAAATAATTATAAAACTTCATAAACATAGAGATATGGGAACAATGACAATCAATTTAGCAGAGATTACAGCTAAGACAGCTGAAGACATCAAGGAGCAGGTAGAGAAGATGATTTCTCGGCAGAACCAAGTGGTGAGTGGTCAAGAGGAAGCTAAAAAACTCTATGATAAAAATGGAGTGGAAGGGTACGTCTACCAAGAGGAAGCACGGAATTTCACCATTTTAGGTGAAGTAGAGGGCGGATGGCAACCTACTTTCACTGTAGTTATTACCGCTTACTTCATTGATGCAGGAAGTGACGATTATGTCTACTCGGTTAGGGTTACGGAAGATTGATAATTACATCATAAAGCTGGGCTAACGGCTATACGAGCAGGTTTATTATAGATATTAACTTCTTTACATTAAGAATATGGCAAATTGGGCAAGTACAAGTTATGCTATCGAGGGTAGCAAAAGCGATTTAGAGAAAGTGTTTAATGCGATTGATGCTTTCGTGAAAGGTAAGATGAAACCTGTTGCAGAAAACGCAGCTAATGATTGGGAGGGTAATGTCCTTATAGCTTTAGGGGCAACAAAGGAGCAGGTGGAAGAGAGTTATCTCCGTGGCTTCATCGAAGAGTATGAGTTAGATGAAAAAGCTCTTCGCATCAATGCTGAAGAAGCTTGGGGAGCAACAGACTTTAGACACGTTTTGGGGAAACTTATACCCGACCTCACCATATATTATATAGTAGAGGAAGCAGGATATGAGGTGTTCGCTACAAATGACACTGATGGGAAATACTATCCGGAGCGATACTTAGTTGATGCTTATGTAAAGGACACAGATTACTATGAATATTTTGAAACAGAAAAGCAAATGAAGAGTTTTGTTTCTTCTTTGCTTGAAAAAGAAGACTTCACGGAAGAGGATATTGAGGCATGGAACGAGGAACATGAAGATGATGACTCTTACATATATGTTCATGAATTCAATTATGTCGCATAATGATAGGTAACGGAGAGGTTAACCACCTCTCCATAAACCAATAAATATGACAAGAGAAAATATAATTAAATCTATTAATGAAACCTTAAAGGAATTACCTCATAAGGCTTATATATGGAAAAAAGATTTTCCACAAGTAAAGGCTATCGATGAAATTACATCAAAAGAAATTTTTATCGAAATTCACGCATTAAGATATCCATTAACAAAGAATGAAGGTCTTTTCTTTACTGTTCTCTTTGCGTTTTGCCCTTGGATAAATGAAAGAGGATGGAATAACGTGTCAACTAAGACATTAAACAAACTTCTCACATATGTACAAAGAAATAAGTAAAAGGTTAAGTCAGGGGCTCCCCTGACTTAACTGTTAAGAATACAACTTTTACCAAATTGACACTAATAACTACACTAAACTGCAAATATATACGTTGAATTCTTACTTTTTATGTTATTAAGCGTGACCTTATTATAAGGACTTTCTTTGTGATGTGGTGCATACCATCTTCTGTTAGTAGATGGCTAAGATATGCTGCAGAACAATCCAATTCCTCTTCAGTAAATCTTCTGAACAAGGCTACAACACTGCCAAAGTAATAGTTCCTATGGTTGTAGAGGAAGTGAACGTGTATCACCTTTCTGTATTGCTTTTCTTTCATACTCTTTACCTATATAAAGACCAGGCATTTTATTGGCTCTTTTCTTTCCAAAGATAATTTCCAATAGCATCTTTTTCCATATACTTATCTGTCGTAATCTCTATAGCAATTCCATTGCTTCTCCAATTGATAGTGGAAATCTTTACATCAAAGTAACCTGAAAGTAACCCTTCCATAGATACTTCAATACCTTTGTATTTTCCTAAACCATAAAATACAATATCTTCACAATCAGCCTTGATGAGATTATCTTCAAGGAAAGAACGCATATTTAAAGTGTCGCCAGGAGATGGCGTAGATGGGAATAACCACTCCCCATACCAATAATACACATCTCCTGCCCAGTAAAATATAATACTTAACTTCATATTTTATAAAAATACTCCTGCATAATCATCTATATATTTAATATATAGAATAATTACTAACGAAATATAGTATTAATATCACCACGTACGCCTTTCTTTGGACGTATCTGACCATGCTGCTCTTCATACTTAGAAACAACCATATTTAATCCTAAAGTAATAAGTTCGTTGATTTGAACTCCTTCCTTTTCAGAGATAGCACGTATCTTATTCATAAGTGTCTTATCTAATGATGTGCAAATGCGCATCTTTCCGTTTGTCTTTGAACGAACACTTTTAGAACTATCCTTGTGCTCCTCTTGGCTGGTGTTTCTACTTTCAGAAATAGTGGTAGAGTCTGATGACTCACTCACTGGAGAGACAGCTGAAGATGTTAGACCTTCTAACAGTTGTCCCATTGCATCATTATTAATCTTTTTGCTCATTTCCTATTTCTTTTATATATTTACCCTAACTGCTTGCTTAAATTGGATTTCTCCCAGCGTGTAAGCAGAATTCCTTCTGTCTCTATTCTTCTCATGCAATAGCTTATTAATTCTCTTTTCAACTCGAATTAACTATTTCATAATAACTGTAGAATCATTCCATGTCAAACTCATACTTCAAATCAAAATCGTCATTTTCTTGAATGTGATCTTTCAGCCATTTAAAAGCATCTCTTGGCTGATCGTCAAAATCTTCAAAAGGATCGCCTGATCCATGTTCTGCCAAGTCTTTGAGAGCTTCATATTCTTTTTCACTAACTTCAACGTTACCTAATGTTGCAGTGTAGGTAATTCTTACATTTAATTTCTTTATATTCATTCTATCTATTTTTATTGTTTCTTTTATTTATTTACTAGATGTCTTACTTAATAACTCTTCAACAAAGGAACGATAGTCCGCTGCACCATTGCTCTTTGGGTCGTATTCTACTATATTAACAGCTTCAAGTGGAGCTTCAGCTATCTTGATGTTCTTACGTATCTTGGTCGTAAAGACACTATTACCTAACTTAGCACGAAGACCTGCTTCTATCTGCTTGCTTAAATTGGATTTCTCCCAGCGTGTAAGGAGTATCCCTGCTGTCTCTATCTTTGGATTGAGCTTCTGCTTTACCATCCTAATAAAATCACTAATCATAGTTAAGCCCTGGAATGGCAGTACTTCTGCCAAGAGAGGGATGATAACAAGATTAGAGGCGGTGAGAGCATTGAGGGTAAGAAGTCCTAATGATGGGGGACAATCTATGAGAATGTAGTCATAGTTTGTAACCTGTGACTGCAAAACATCAGAAAGAAGATGCTCCCTTGCCATCACTGAAGAGAGTTCAAGGTCTGCAGAGGCAAGACGTAATGAAGATGGAACAATGTCAAGATTTTCCGTTATCGGATAGACTGCCAAATTATAGGCTGCTCCTCTACAAGAGGCAGAGAGCGCATCATAGATGGTAGACTCTACTTCTTCATTCTTTAGTAAAGACGATGTAAGATTACTCTGTGCATCCATATCTACTAATAACACTTTCTTACCTAAGCTGGCAAGAATAGAACCAACACTTGCTGTTGTCGTGGTTTTGCCGACACCTCCCTTATGGTTGGCAAATGAAATGATTGTTGCTTGGTGTGTCATATCTTATAAATTTATTTTCCTAACTTGTCATGATACTGTAATAAAATAGATTTCAGCTTGTTGGTAGTTTCCACTAACATCATGGCTATACTTTTCGCATCATATTCATCACAAAAATAATTGCCGATGTTATAAAGGTAATCATCTTTGGAAGAATATTTGTCATAAGCTATCTCTACTTTAAATTTTGCATTTACAAAATAGTAGGTACCATTATTTTCTGCTCTCCATCTTTCTAAGAAGACATTATAGTTTTTAGCATCCCAGTACAGACGTTGTTCTTTCATCTTGTCGAACAAGATTTCTTTCTCCTTGTCCGTTGCAAGACGTATCTTAGACTGGTACTCATCGTATTCTCTTACAACAGGTATGCCTTTATTTCTTTTTATAATACCACCATGTTCGTATAAGACAAAGCAATCATACCTACCATATTCGCTTCTGTGTCCTGTACAGATTGCTGTTACAGTTTCGTTATAATTGGAATGAGGTACATTATATGTGCAAACAACAATATCTCCTCTTTTGGGGACATAGTCTGCATCTTTAAATTCCGCCTGAAAAATGACCTTACCATTTTCAATGACCGCCTTGCAACCTTCAGGGATATTAATGCTATCCCCTGACATAAATTTTGTGCTCATACTCTAAAATTTATTAGTTTAATAGATTATTCCTTGATATTTACAGATTTACGTATTGCTTTATTGCTATACATACGTATAGTTGTATATACGTATGCAAAGATATATATATTTCTTGTAACAACAAAATATTTTTAGTTACCTTACTTTGGTATACTGAATGTACCTATCGGAATCGTTGTTCCATTAACAGCGGACAAGAATATACCATATTCACCTGGTGTCATTTCATTTCCAGGGAAAGTAAGGATGTATGAATGAAGACTATATTTATCTGCTACGAAATTAACATAGCCACTCTTCTGAGCTTTCTCAGAACCAAGAAGAGTTGGTGAAAACCCCATCCAATGAAAACGGCGATCCTTCTTTGAGGCATCGAAACGAACTACACGATAGAGTTCCATAGGATCAATTTTATAGTCCTTAGCTCTGATAACTAAAGATATGTTTTTCATATCTTTAGGAATAACGTAAGATGAATGAGGACCTTCAAGAACAATGTCCATTTCATTTGTACTAGGAATACTATCCATAGCAACAGACTGCTTTGGAGAGACCTTATCAACTACGCTAGACAACTTTGGTGAGTTGTTCTGATAACTATTGATTGTACCAATTTCTTTTGGTAATACTTCAAGAGAAGATTCACTTGTTAGAATACAATAGCTGTTAATAAATTCAGGCTCGTTAGGATATATAATATAAAGTCCTAGGAGAGACAAAAATACAACTGAAAAAGTAATAAGTAGGGTGCGCTCGTAACTATTTTTTTCAAACATAATAAAGAAAAATTATTGCTTCAAAGATATCCAAAAATTTGGAGTTCAAAGCAGATTATACAATTTAGGTAAACTCTTAAAATTCTAATTGATAACTATATATGGTTTAGAAATTATCGATTATATCACTAATACTCGAAGACAGTACCAACTTACACGTCTCTATCTACAAGGTCACTTACTTCTACGTTGCCCAATCCAACAGTGTAAGTTACTGTAACATGTAAATCTTTTATTTTCTTCATACGCCAATTAATTCACAGATTTCTTCATAACTATAATTCCTAAGATTATAAAAAAGTTCATCTATAAATTCTGTATATGGAATATCATGCTTCTTGCAAAACTCCTTTCTTAATTCTTTTGTTTTCATACTTTTAACTTTATTGGTTTAATCGTTCTATTCATTGTTATATACATATATATGTATCGCTTTATTGCTATATATACGTATAGTCGTATATACGTATGCAAAGATATATAAAATATCTCATATAACAAAAGAATTCGTATTTATTTTGCGTTAAAATTTTATAGCCACTTTTTGAAGAAAACCGCATTTGGCTTACTGCCTAAGCACATCCTCATTATGAGGAATATGCTTAGCCTGTAATTTATTAAATGGTTCTTTATGTGTCATATTGATAGTTTATTATTATGAAAATCTTTATGCATTATTTTTTACAAGAGCAAGTATCCCTAGTCTAGTGAGAGATTAAATAGTCTTTTTCGGAGTTCCTTTGCAAATACCATTTGAGCGTGCATTATCTTATCAAAACCACTACGGTCTCCCCAAAAATAATCTTCAACTTCGTAGAGAATATCCAAGCATTCCCTTATGGACAATTCTTTGACACCTACGGTAGGGGCTTTGTAAGTTTTAACAAACTCCTCTACATCCTTTACGACAGAAGCCTCCAGATTAACCATATGTTGTATTTCTTCAAAAAAATACTTGTAGGCCTTGGATTGAAAATCTTGGTCAACTGTCTGGGGGGACAAGATCAAGAGCTCGCCTTTGACAACTTCCAAAGCTTTGATATAACCATCCATGTATCCTCTTAATTGGTTGTCGGATTTTCCCTGAATGGTTTTTGCATATTTTTTTAAGTGATGTGTGAAAATTGTTCTTTTCATATCTATTCTTTTGGTTATCTTATCTTTCGAATGTTAGTTCTATATTGCTATTGCCTTGGAAACAAGAGCTGCACAAAGCGACTCACAGAGTACCCTGCTCATGTTCACTTCAACGGCATTGCCGATATACTTCTTCTGTTCAGCCTGGGTTCCGACGAGTATGTAACTGTCCGGGAATCCCATAATGCGTTTCAGTTCCTGTATGTTAAGCATTCGCATCTTTATATCCATGATACCATACATAGCCATGAACTCCTTAATTTTAAGGGTAATTTCGCTATCTGTATCAAACATTCTTATTCCTAATCCTTTTTCTGTGTTAACTAGGTACGGGGGCATTTTATCCATCCTGGCAATCAGAGTAAAGCACGGTTTATTGATATCTCCACCTGCAGAGTTGAACTGTGGGTTCATTAAGAAGCAGTCAACTACTTTTTGCTTCGGTGTTGTCAATACTGCAGGGCAAGGTGCATCAATGCTGGAAAGTTGACCACCAGAGGAGTATTCATTTGCCAAAAAACGACTTGAAACCAATCCCAGCCTGTCTTTTGTGGTAAGCGTAGGACATGACGATTCAACAGAATGGTTCCCTCCATTGCCATAGTAAGCAGTAACAAAGAAATGGTGATCCTTAGTGGTGATAGTTCCTCCTGCTCCACAAAAAAGATCTATGTATAAAAGTTTAATATTATTCATCTTTATTTTTATTATTCTGTTGCTTACTTTTTCTTCTGTGTTCTGCATCATAACGATTGTGACATCGTTGACACAAGGCACGCAGATTATCGGGATCGCAATGTTCTGGAGTATGATCAAGATGTGCTATTGTCAGAACAATATATGCTAACTTCCCAGTAAATTCATTCGTCCGATATGTATGGTTCTCAACTCCACAGAACTCACAACAATTATTCGCACGTTCAAGAATTGAAATTCTGATTTGTTTCCAATTCTTTGGATATCGTGCTTTGTTTTCTGGTTTAATTGGCATACTATTTTTTTTATTATTACTGATTTTACAGAGTAGAATTTACAATCTCATCTACAGAGTCAAAAAGTGGTTCCCCTAAGAGTTCCTGGCATACATTAACTATATCAAAAGCCTTTTCAGCAGCTTCCTTATTAGAAACGCTGCTTATTTTTTCTATCATTGTCTCTTTGATGTATTTTAGTTCCTTATTACTAAATTCATCATCAAATTTTGCCTCTGTCCGTCGTGCTGTTATCTCAATAGTATAACCATCCGCTCGTTTGAATGATATTCTAAGTTTACCAGCATTCATTCTTTGACATTGGTTAACCATTGCATCTATTTGGTTTGACAAATCTGTATTTTCTTCATTCCATGAATCTATTTCTTTCTCTTCTATATTCCAGTCACCATACACTTTCTCAATTTGCAGGAAAAACCACAGAATAATAAAAATGGCACATATCCATCCTAAGAAACCAGTATGTAATATCCACAGGAAATCTGCCATTAGCAGTGAACCTATCAAATATACAATGAGTACAGCGAGTATGAAAAAAGACAAATGTTTCATACCTTTCCCTCCAATATTTTTAGAACATCACTATAACGATATAACTCACGGTGTGGAGTAATCCTTGTGGGGACAAGAAATCCTTTCCTTGCCCATTTTCTAAGAGTAGAATAATCAACAAGTAACAGGGACGCTGTTTCGCTTTTTGTCAAGAGCATAGGCTGTCCTTTATGTTGCTTGACCTTACGTTCAAGGTAGAGAAGTTTTTGACGTCGTTCCAGCACGTTGTAAATATATATATGTTTCATTTTCTATTTTATATTAATCTCTACCTTGTAACCTTTATTCCGAAGATATGTGGCGATATACTCATCATCACCAACATCTTTAAGTACGTCAAAAAGGTACTCTTTTACATACTTGGCAATAGCTTTAGAAGAAGCCAATTCTATATGCTGAGATATGAACTCACATTTCTCTGTCCTACCTAATTGATTAAACTCGTATTCTAGTCTTTTATAATCGATATCTTCAAACAGCTCAGATATGTCACCTTGATGGTAATATTCTCCATTAACACCCTTTGCCGTCCCATCACAGTAGTACTGCTTTAGTTCTACTACCTCACCTGTCTCTCTAAGTTTTGCTTTCATGTCTTTTTTTATATGGAGTATTTTTATTGGTTCATTCTTGTTCTTCCTGTTCGGCTGACGTAAAGAGTTTCCGATAGGAACGATACTTCTTCTCTTCATAGGCTAAATCTTCCTCGTAATGCTCTGCATCTTGATACCAGTTCCTGAAACAGTCTGGACATAGCCAGTAATTCAATACGGCGACATAATAACCTGTATGCGGTGCATGACCACAACGGTCGCAGACACCGATTGCTCCAAAACGTGCTGTCTTGCTTAATAGTTCCGTTCTGTCAATCTTCAGGACTCGGAATCCTTTTTCATTTTCTACTGTTTCCATTTTATTGAAGTATTAATTGTACATGAAAATTATAATCATTGCATAAAGCTGCAATCTGTTTAACCTTTAATGGTTCTTGGTCACCATATGGAAAAAATATAACTCTTTCCTTTGTAAGACATCTTATTCCCTTTTTTCTAAGATTATACAAGAGATTAGTCCGTCTCTTTACTATTCTGTCCATATGTATTAATTTCTTCTTTAAGTAACATATTATCCTCATTGTATGAATCTTCTATGTGTTCAACCAAATCTATTAGCCTAGTGTCATACATATCATACATCTGATACATCAGTTCAGGTGTCGGATGTTCGGACAAATCAAGGATGAAAACTTTCTTGCCTTGCCCCTTCATCCAACCTGCTTCTGAATGGGCAGAACGACCACAAGGAAGAAGAAGTACACAGTAATCTGCTTCGTGCATGGCACGAAAGTCTTTTTCAAAGGCGTTTGTTGCTTCAGGATGATGTAGGTTCTGTTTGAAATCCTCACAAGTCCAACTCTTTACATCCTTATGAAGATTTTCCCAGCTAAACCCACTTAGAGACTGGTCTTCAGGATGTTTGAAGTCATAGGTCTCATATCCCTGAAAGCGTAAAACTTGCAGCACTGTTTCATAGTGCTTATTACGCCAACTACTGGCTAAATATATCTTTAATGGTCTCATATCACAAACTATTTTAATAATCCCCTACACAACATTTCCACATATTTAAGACTGTCTCTTAGGACTGGGTAACTAAGACTATCATATTGCCCTCTTTCAAGACTTTCTATCTGCTTGCTATATACGGATGGATCGTTATTATACTTATTTAATAGGAAGTATCTTAGCCACATATCTGCACCCCGAGGACGTGGTAAGTCTAAGAAATCTAAGACTAATACCGATAATCGCTTTTGCTCTGTTCTGTTGAGTACGATGCACTCTCCAGTCTCTTTATCAATCCAGCTGCAAAGCATGTGTGCTGTGTTATTCTCTCTGTCAATGCTTATCTGAAAGCATGAGATTCCGAATAGCTTCTCTATTCGCTCTGCCAGGCATTGCAATTTCCATAGGGTAATTGTCTTTTTTATTAGAAAATTAATCTCCCTGATGAGTTTCATGCTGGCAAAAGGCTTGAAATTCTTCTTCTCATAGATTAAGGATAGCAGCTCTTCTCGTTTCTGTGAGTAAGTGACTACTTGATAAAATTCAGGCATGGGTAATAAATCCGAAAAGCCTGTTTTGATGGTTAGAACATTGTCAATCATATCTTTACTTGTTAGCATTTATACTGAAAAATGAAATTACATCATTTTCTATTTTCTGAATTTGTCATCATCATAGCTATGGCTTATTTCATAATAGAAAGCTGCAGCTAAAGCAATAAACAAAATAATGAAGACTATTATATACGTCATATCTTAAGGATATATATAAAACACACTTCTATTAACTATCATCTGATGGAATTTCAACTGCCTTTGCAAACTGTAATAGGTTTGAATACCCTTTGTAAAGTGTATTGCAGGGTACAGCATATCTTCCATATCTATCTATTAATGTTTGGGTGATAGTGTTTCCTGTGACATTGTTAGGAAAGAATAGATAGACCCTGTTGTAATCGTCACCTTCTATGAGTAGATGAAGGAAATTTCTAACATCGGACATGATGATGATATCACAATCTGAAGGGAGACGAATAAAGCCATTATCTTGCAAAGATAAGTAGGCTAAGTAATCTGTTACATCATGGAAGGCACAGAGTCTACTACTTTTCTGCTCTTTCCTTGCTGGTAGAAAACTTATTCCAGCATTTTTCAGAGTTATAGGTTTCGCTGTGAGTTCATGACTAACAAACTCTATTCCTTTGTTCTGATTTATAATACCAATTCCTCGATACACTTTTGAAAAGTATCGATAGGATATTTCATGAACAGCTGGAAGCTGCTTTACATCCATATTCAAGATACTTTGTGTATCTGTAAACTCTTTGACGTGAATATGTTCAGGTCTTTGTTCTGATGTACTGATAAACGATTTAGACATAAGCTTAAAATCAATTTTAAGAGTTATTGTTGACTATTAATTAGAGCTTGAAGCTCTTTTTCTGTGTGTCCCAGGCGGAAGAAATCACTTATATCTTTTTCTGATTTACTTCCTGCAAGCGGAAGATCTAACTTAAAGACATTATACTTCTCTCGATACTGTTGTACACGTAATTCTGATTCTTTTCTACCGGTTGCGTCAGTATCATACAGAAAGATTATATTAGAGAAACGCTTAGAGAGATCTTCAAAGATACTTTCAGGTATGTTGGCAGTCTCACTATTGAAAGTAAGGGCAGAAAAACCATGCGAAGCAAGGGACATTACGTCTTTTTCTCCTCCTGTAATGAATACTACGTCACCTTTTACAGGTAATTGCTCATAGCCAAAGATATAAGGCTTTGGAAAGTGACCTGCATACATGAAGCGCAGCTTAGCCTTTGGCCGATAGATTTTAACCCTGCTACTACCATCAAAGAAATATCCATAAGTAGGAATAGCTTTTGACCCATAAACAGCAAACTCCCCACCTGAAGCCTTCGTAAACGTACAGCTGATGATACTTCTTACATTGTAACGTTTCAGGGTTGCAAGGTCAATACCATATTCTTTCCAATAGCTTTCCTCCCATGGCATGAAAGGCTGTGTTTCTACTTTGAAACTTGCTATGCTGCTGCAGGAAGTCTTATTCTCTGAAGGAATTTGTCGTGAGACAGCAATATGATGATTGGTGTTGGCAGCGTCAAATACTCCGAGGCAAAGATCACGGTCTATGACCTGAAGAACTTCACGAAAATTGGTTTTCGTATTGATATGGCAAAGTTTTCCTACAATCGTAAAACAGTTTCCACAAAAGCTGCTGTCACCAAAATCTTGAAGATAGTATTGCTTATCTCCACAACTTCTATTGTTGACATATAGATGACAAGATGGTCGGCTGTCTTCCCGAAAGGGGTTACGAAATGTCTTCTTAAGACATTTCTCACCGAGGTAGTGAACAAAGACATCTAATCCTCCACCTGTTAGCTGTAATATTCTTTGTGCTTCATTCATAACTGTGTGAAGTTTTTAATTTGTGATTTTCCTATGCTTGCTGTATCCGATAAAGGAGTTGTACGCCTCTTCCGAAGAACTTTTGTAAAACAAGACTTAATGTTTCAATATAACTACTTTCTAACTTCTCATAGAGTTGTTTGTTAGGAAGGGCGAGCAATAGCGTCTTTCTCGTCTCGTCATATGACTCAAAGGAAAGTTGCTTGAAGATTGAAGTAAAAATTCTTTCACTGACTATCTTCTCAAAGGCTGACATACATTTGTCCCATAGAGCTATACCATAATTCTTTAGGGGAGTAGATGCCTTTAGCTGGACTCTTAATCGAGAGGCATTACGCTTATACCAATTACAGAAATAATCTAAGAAAGCATCTAAGCTGCTTGGAACTACTTCCTTTCGACATTTCAGGTTGGTCAAAAACAGGGTTAGTGCGGTATAAAGAGTTTCTTTGCTTGAAAATCCATAGAGCTGCTGCATGGAACACACCCACTCGTCATCTGAAACAAGTTCCTCAATGGACGAAAAATTTTGCGGAAGCGAGTTATTATAATAATTATTATTTCTTTCTCTATCTCTATTCTCTTTTATAATATGTTCGCGCGCGTAGTTACCTTCGTAATCAGTTGGTAACGTTTTTGAAACGTTTTCTTTTGGTCTTTTATTGGTCTTCTTTTGGCCCACTTTTAGCCCACTTGCGTTATAACTTTCTGATTTACCATTAGTTACAAAATTATTGGTAACTTTCTCGTGAAGATTTCGTGAGGAAATATTTTGGCAAACTTTTGGCCCACTTATAGACTCTTTATTGGACCGTTTTTGGACCTTTTCACAAGGTAACTCCATTGCTGAATTTTCACTATATTCAACAACATCTGCATCAATATAACCTTCGTTAGTAGTGCTATATTTGGACAATTTTGGACCAATTACAGGAAGATTATCCTTCATGTAATCCGAAAACTCTATCAATCGAACTGATGAGAGCTTATTTTGCCCATCATAGCCTACATTTAAAATTCCATATTTACGAAGTCTTAAAAGACCTTCTTTGATTTCCTTTAGTGTTAACCCTGTGAGTAAGCTGATTTTCTTAATATCAAACCACTGGGGATCTTCATATCTATCATTTTCTGAATAAGAATGGAGGAGAATATGAAGATAGAGATGAAGAGTCTTTGCATCTACAAAGAAATCCTGGAAGTCTAAATCATAATACAGCTTTACCCAGCCACCTCTCACATTCTGTAAAGAAAGAAACTTATTAAAGTCTCTTACTGTTATAAGAACTCCATTACGTCTTAAAGAAGAGACATGAATGACACCTGCTTCCTTTAACTTGTCGAGAGACTTGCGAGCAGACTTGCGAGTAACCTGCAAGAACTCTGTCATACTCTGAATAGAAGTACGGAATTGTCCTGGCATTGTAAGCTGATTGAAGAAGGACTTATCTTCTCTTTGGGCATTCAGAAAGATGTGCAAAAACATCTGCACAGCATTGCTGTCATCATAGAAAGAACAGTTATAGAACTGTCTCATCAAACCAATCCATTTGTAATCTCCCATAATCTATCTATTTTCAGGGTCAATGGCAATAGCCTTTAATTGTGTGTGCTCATTGAGATTCTCTAAATCATCAATGACTCTTCCTGTCTCGTCTACCAAAACAAAGGATGTAATTGGTAATCTGTTATTGGCGATTTTCATATAGCTTCTTGATTTGATAATGGTTGTTCTGACTCAATTCTAAAAGAAAGGATAGCTATCCCACGGTTGCCCCGGACAGTAATACTATTATTTGTATGGCTGATATGCTGAATCCTTGATAGCAAGGATTTACCATGATGCCATCTAACTTTGGCTCCTAACATAAGGGTGAGGATGTTATCGAATCTTTTTTCTATATCTTCTTTCGTACCAATTTCTCTATAGAGAGATGGGGTAATCTGAAAAAGAAGATCTACAAGCCATAATGGCTTCTTTTGCACATGGACCTCTTTAACAATATGATACATAGACACTTGAATTAAAAAACAATGTGATTACTTTTCCGTCGGATGTATACATACTGGATTATACCTGTCCTTGTAAACTCCTTCTCGCTTCAAGAGTTTATAGATGGTACTTTGTTCCATATAAAATTCATTAGCGAGAGCACGCATAGCTGCCTTGGGAGTAATAAGGTTACTTAATATAAGTGAACCATAATCTTTGATATACTTGTCTATTACCAACTGCCTACGTTGAACGGTCGGAGTTTCATAGACTAATATTTTATTAAGATCTTCCCTAGTTTCACTAGGAAGACTAGCAACTACTGCTGGAGTAAGCTTTGGAAAACGTTTCCGATGCTTACGCTTCTGCTCTGCTAATTCGGGATTATACACACCATCATCGCCAACATTACGGTTTATCTCACGTAATATCGTCGTACGATCAACTTTAAGAACTTTTGCAATTTCTGCGAAGTCCTTGCCTTCTTTAAGAAGTCTGGCAATCTCTTGCCGTTTGGATAAATCTAATTGCTTGCTCATTGTCAATGCTAAAAGTGTTAAATGGGGAAGATTTTCTTCTTTTACCCAGTTTTTTGTGCATTGACAGTTGTGTTTTTCTCGAAGCTATTACACTTTAATAGCCATTGATAGTCAACATATTATAGTGATTGTTCAAAGGTGTAATTAACACTTTTAACAAATTGTACTTCTATATTGAACTGACGGAGGCGGATTCAACGTGCAAATGCACTACGCCACAAAGTTATAAAATCTTTTCGTAAAAACACTCAAAAGGAGTACAAAAATTTAATTTTTCTCTTGGTCGAAGATTAATTTTGTCAGTAATTTTCGCAACATATTGATGAGTAATGTCATCAAAACATGTCGACTTTGGAATATACTGGCGTATCAGACCATTTATGTTTTCTATAGCTCCTTTTTGCCACGAAGAATACGGATCTGTAAAGTAAACTGTTACTCCAAGCTTTTTTGTTATGTACTTATGATTGGCAAACTCCAATCCATTATCTGTTGTTATGGATTTAATGAATTTTTTATATGGCATCAATAACCTTACTACTGTTTTAGATACTTCTTTAGCATCTTTCCCTTTCGGTAACTTTCTCATGAACAACATGCATGTACTAAGTTCTTTAAGAGTTAGTATCGCACCTTTGTTTCCTTTACCTACAATAATATCCATTTCAAAGTCTCCAAATCTAACACCATCAACTTCAGCAGGACGCTCACTTATACTTATTCTGTCAGAAATAGTTGAACGACAATCACCTACAGGACGTGAACGGTGCTTTAATTTATGCCTACAGTGAGTGTATAAACTCCCACCTTCTTTTTTATCTTTACGTATCATCCTGTATATAGTTTCGTGAGAAATAATTATACCTCTTTCTCTTAAAACAGCACTGATCTGTTTTGGAGACCACTGTTCTGTTTCTAATAGGCGTATAACCTCTTCTTTTATTTCTTTTGATTTTGCATGATTCCCTGGTTTGCGTTTCTTTTTCAATTCAGCATTTTTCTGTGCTGTTTCCCAATTGTATGATCTATGTTTCCCACTATTACGATTATATTCACGTGTAATAGTGGAAGTATCAACACCTATGAGCATTGCTATTTGTTTTCTACTTTCTCCTTTGTCAAGCAAAGTATGAATTGTATATCGTTGTTGAGAAGTTAAATGTTTGTACATATTTTTCAATATCTAAAAATTTTCTGATAAATCTATAATAATTTGATTAAATTATTTTAACACGACCCTTTTTATACCTATGTTTTTGATATTTTAAGGATTATACAATATCACTATTATAATTCAATTGTCTATTGCAATTGGATTATAGACACATACGCTTATGCAATCTGCGGTACTTTCTCTACTTTACTTTTCCTTTATCTAAGTTTTCATTTTGTCTCTGTTCTCGGCCACTCACTTCTCTTCTCCGCTTGTAGTCATCTATCGACTTTTAGATGCAAAGGTAGTACTGCCAGGAAACACGGCAAATACCAGTCTCTTATTGACAATAAATTTTTCAAGACCCTCCGAAATCAGATAGATTGCGGTTTCCTGAAAAATTTATCGATCAATTATTTGCCTTACTTTCCTTTTTGCCAGTACTCTTACCTTGCACATAAAAGGTTCGAGATGACGGTTACACCGGAATAAAAAAAGTTCGGGTCGAAGATCCA